GGCGGGTGACGCCGCCCCATTCGGTGCGTTTCGGCACGCTTTGGAGCCATTGCGTGTATTGCCGGTTTTCGAGCCATTTGCGCATCGACGGCACGAACCGGTCGCCGTCCTGGCGCACGGTCTGGGCGTAGCGGATGACGGCGCCGAGCAGCTGGCTCGGCTCGGCCTGGGGCATGGTCGGGTCGCTGCCGCTGGTGACGGCCTGCCACAGGTTTTGGGCTTGGTCGCGGCTGCCGGTATGGCTCGGGTACCGGTCCCAGGCGAACGCGAACGGGTCGGCCTCGGCCAAGGCCTCGGCTTCGGCGAGGCTCGGCACCGGCCTGGCGTGGCCGGATTCGGCCACGGCTTGGCTCGGCTCGGCGTTCGGTGCGGAGGGGGCTACAGGGGAGGTAAGGCTAGGTATGGTTAGGTTAGGACCGGTTGCTTCGTTTGCTTCGAAGCAATTGCTTCGTTTTGCTTCAGACGTTTGCTTCGGTTTTGCTTCACCGTTTGCTTCGTCTTTTGCTTCATGGTTTGCTTCGGTCTTGCTTCGCGGTTTGCTTGAAGCACTTGCTTCGTTTTGCTTCGAAGCATTTGCTTCGCGTTTGCTTCGCCGAGACTCGCCCGAAGCGACGCCGCCGGCATGCCCGGCCTTGGCTCTTTTCTCCTTGAGTTCGCTGCCGGAAGTGCCGCCGAATTTCATCAGGGTGTCGGCCTCGACCACCATCCACCGGCCGGCGGCGAGCGCCGGTTCGAGCATTCCCGCGGCCTCCAGTTCCGTCACCTGCCGTGCGTTGCCTTTCAGCGAGCGCACGACCGTGAGGTCGAATGCGCCGTCGAATGCGGGAAATCGCAGCTGGTACGCGGTGTGCACGCAGAGTCTGACCCATAGGCCCAACGCGGCGTTTGATACCGTGCCGGGCATGGTCTGCGGGCTGAAGTTGAGCCCGTCGTCTATCTGGGTCCATGTCATGGCTCACTCCGCCTCGTCGTCTTCGGGCAGGAAACACCCGTTGAGTGCCTTGTTTTCCTCGTCGCTGGTGGGGTATCCGAGGTCTGCGAGCGTGTGGTAGTAGGCTTGGGCGATGGTGATGTCGCACTCGTCGGCCCATGTGCCGGGTTTGATGAGTGCTTCGATCTGGGCGCACAGGATGAGCAGGAGCTCCCTGTTCGCGGCTCCCTCGACGTGCTGGCGGCGGTGCAGTTCCGTGAGGTTCTGTTCGAGCCACAGCCCCCTATCGCTCGTGTCGTCGTATGGCAGCGGCGTGGCGGCGAGCAGGTTGTATGCGGCGAGCACGTTGTCGAGGTTGTTCCATTCGGCCCCTGCGATCAGGCCGTCGCATAGGTTGGTGCCGGTCAGCGCGAGCAGGCTCAGACGGGTGTTGGCCTTGCGCAACTGGCCGCCGTTGAATCCGGTGGCGTGCTTCCTGATCCAGTCCGCGCGCAGCGTGTACGCCAGCCTGTCGAATTCCTTGCGGGCGGCCAGCGCCTCCTGGAATGCCGCCTGCTCCCGTTCCCTCCGCTCGCTCTTGGCGTCACGTTCGGCGATCTCCTCAGGCGACAATTGCGGGAAGCACAATACGGTGCGCTCGGAGAATCGGATCACCGGCCCGCCGTACGGGTTCTTCTCGCGCCACTGCCCATACCATTTCTCGAACTCGTCGGGCTCGCCGCTCCACACGTCGTAGAACCGGTAGCCCTCCGGCGTCGTCCACGTCGAAGCCGAGACATCCACAGTCAGGCCCAGAGCTTCAAGCGCTGTTCTCATGCTCTGCTGCCACGCCTCGACGCGAACCCGCGACCGCAGCTGGCCACGCTTCCAATCCCAGTTCTTGGTGCCCGCCATCGAAGCCAACTCAGCCATCATGTCGGGATAAGCCTCGAACTCCGCAAGATCACCCAACTGGGAAAGCGACAACTGAGCGAACGCCTCCGACCCGGAACGCACATCGGCGGGGATACGCGCGATCCGCAACCGGCCACGCACGAACGACTCCGAACGGCCCGTCTTCGCCGCAAGCTCCCCCACACCGGCACCAAGGTCAAGCAAACCCTGATACCCGTCAGCCTCCTCCAACGGCGTCAAATCGGAACGCTGGCAGTTCTCCACCAGCATCAGCTCACGCTCGGTCTTCGCATCCAACTCACGCACAACACACGGCACCCGCTCAATGCCAGCCAGCTTGCACGCCGCCAAACGACGATGACCAATCACCACACGGTAACAGCGCTCGCCGTGCTCCTCATGGTCGGGTGTGACCACGAGCGCCTGCTGCAATCCCTGTTCGCGGATGCTGTCGGCGAGTTCGGTGACATCGCCCACGTCTTTGCGGGGGTTGTTCGGGTTCGGGATGAGGCTCTTTACGTTGATATCGATGATGTTGATAGACAATTCGTCGGGTCACTGCTCCTTAATCGATGTGCTGAGATTCTGGTGCGCGGGCAGGTGCGGCATGCGCTTCCTGCGCCGGCGTTGGCGCTCATGCTCCAGTTGCTGGCGTCCGTGCTTGCGTTTGCTCATGATTCAGTCCTCCTTGATTTCACCGGTCTTCGGATCCACACCGCCAGTGGGCAAATCACGCCACGGATCCAGCAGACTGCGCTCGATATCCGCCTTCACCACGCGCTCGCGGGCCTCGACCGGATAGTTAATGAGGTCGTTGACCGCGTTGGCGGCGTCGAAGATGTGCTGCGAGAGATCGCAGGCGTCGTACAAGGCGTCGGTGATGGGGTCGATGTTCTTGTATTTTTCGATGTATTCATCCTTGGTGGCCAGGTCGAGCATCTTGCTGGCCGCGATGCGGAACGCGGCCGCGGCGTCCTTCATGCGTGATGCCTTGGCTGTCAGGGCGAGCAGCATGAGCGGCGTGATCTCGTCGGGTATCAGCGCGTCCTGCACGCCATCGGTCTTTTTCTTTCGTGACATTGAATCTCCTTAGAATTCGGGGTCTTGGCTGTCTGATGAAAAATCGTTGGAAGCGCCGAACGTGGCGCCAGGAGAGGCGGGTGCCGGCTGAGCCCACGGGTCACCTTCCGGCATGCCGGGGTTCTGGGCCGGGGAACCGTTCTGCCAGCCTTGTTGCTGGTTGGCGGGTTTGGCCGGATCCCCATAGGTCGAGCCACCGGAATAGCCGCGACCGGATTGGACACGGTTGACAGCGGCGGTCGCATACCTCAATGAGGGGCCTATCTCGTCGACGGTCATGTCGATGACCGTGCGCTGGGAGCCGTCCTGCGCCTGGTACGAGTGCTGTCTCAGTCGGCCCTGGGCGATCACTCGCATGCCCTTCTTCAGGGACTGGACGCAATGGCCGGCCATGTCGCCCCACGCGGAGCAGCGCATGAATAATGCCTGCCCGTCCTCGAACTGGTTGGTCTGCCGGTTCCAGTTGCGCGGGGTCGAAGCGATCGTGAAGCTCGCCACGGTCGCGCCGCCGCCCGTGGTGCGCAGCTCCGGGTCGGCGGTCAGGTTGCCGATGATCGTGAGAGCACTCTCCCCGGCCATCACGCATCACCGTCCAACGCGCGCAGCAGGGCAACGGCGGCGGAACGTGCCTCGTCGGCCAGGTCGAACAGTTCCCAGTCGCCGTCACCGGCCGCGCCGTCGGCCAGCAGGCTCGCCACGTCATACGCCTTGCGCGAGAGGCCGCGGCGCGCTTCCGCCACATCGTCCTCATAGTCCGTCGGCGTGGCATCGCGCTCCAGTCGCAGCCCGGTATGATCCATCGCTTGGTCAAGCATGGACAGCATCACGGGCAGCGTTGGCTTGTTCGGCGAATCGGCCACCAGCGACTGCAATATGGTGGCGAAGGCCACCCGCGGCGTCACGGTTTCGGTTTCGGGTTTCTCGCACATCTATCCCTCCTTATGGGTTTTGACTGGTTTGCGTTTCCACAGGCAGACCGCCGAGATCTGGCGGCGTTCCCGGTCGACCAGCACATCGCCGAACCGGGGCGGCAGTATGGTCAGCGGCCATGCGTCCGTGCGGTTGAGATGCTGGATGGTGGCGAGCAGGCTGTCCAATAGTTCGCCGGCGCCCATGCGCATGCCGGCGCTGTCGAGCGGCCATTCGAACAGGCTTTCGCCTTCCTCCCGGTGGTCGTAATCGTCGGATTGCGTCATCGCACTCCCCTCTCTCTGATGGTTTGAATGAATTGCGTGGACCGTGCCGAATCGAACGGCTTCCCGCTGTTTGCCACGTACATGACACCGTGATCTCCAGCGGGGGCGAACCTGCCGGCCCCGAATGCGCCACTCCCCTGCTCCGGGAGCGGCGGTGGTGTTAGCGACTGGCCTTGTCGATTGCCGGGGAAGGAAAGAAACCCGGCAAGTCGTTATTCGGCGCCGGTCTCGGCCTCGAACAGGCAGATAAGGCGTATGGGCACGCCGATGAAGGCGACCAGAGAGCAGATGCCGTTGGCCAGAGGTGTCTGGCATGCCTCATGGGTCATCACCCACACCAGGCAGACCACGAGAACGATCGCCAGCACCGTCAGATGGCGCATGAACCGTTTCGACGGGCCGCCATCGGCCTTCCTGTATCCACTGGCGTGGTGTCCGTAATCATGGGAGTCCATCTATTCCTCCAATGTCTTGATGTAGCGGAGCATCTCTTCCTTGCGCACATGCCTGCGACCGGGCTCCCCCCGCTTGTTCAACGGACGGAACACGTCGACGTCACGCTGGTTCACCGCGACCAGCAGGCCGTCGTAGTCGATGTTGAACACCTGCGCGGCCTGCGGCAGCGTCAGCGTCTCGCGCTCCCACAACGGCACCGGATTGCCGTCGGTGCGCACTCCATCAGCTGTTACGGGCATTACGGACCTCCTTGGCTCGGATGTTTCCAATCGTCAGCAGGATGATCGCAATGGATTGCAGGATGTCTATGAGATTCTGACCGCTCATCATTTCGCCTCACTTGGGTTGGACGAGGGTGTTGGAGCCCTCGGGAGTGACGATCAGCTGGTCGGCGTTCTGCAATGCGTCGATGTAGTGCTGTCTGAGCACGTTGTCGGTCAGGGAGTCGTTGAGCACCTTGTTGGCGTCGGCCTCACCCTGCGCCTTGATGCGTTTGGTCTCGGCCTTGGTCTTCTCGACCTCCTGCTCGTTCAACGCCTTCTGCTTGTCAATCTCGGCGGCCTGCGCCTCCGCATACTTCGAGGTGATGGACTTCGGGTAGCGAACCTCCTGCACCGACACCTGTTCGACGCGCAATCCCATGTCCTTCCATTTCGCGGTCAGGGTCTTCTGGATGGCGGCGGTGTACTTGCTGCGGTCGGTCAGCAGCTGGATGGTGTCGAACCTGCCGGAGACCTCGCGTGGCACGCTGCGCACGTCCACCGCAGCCACCGATTTCACGAACGTGGTCTGCTTGCCGTAGTCCTTGTACAGATCCATCGCGTACTTCGGGTCGAGCGAATAGTTGACCTGGATGTCGATGTCCGCCTGCGCGCCGTTCTTGTCGTTGACGGTGACCTGCGGGCCGCGTGCGGAGCCGCCGTCGTAGTCCTCCTTGCCTTTGGCCACGTAGCTGATGACGTTGTTGCGGGTGTCGTATTTGACGGTGGACTGCCACGGGAGCTTGCCGTGGAATCCCGCGTCGGCGGAATAGCCTGCGATGGAGCCGCCCATGTTCTTCAGCACGACGACCTCTCCCGCGTCCTGCGAATACAGACATGCGGGAATCATCAGCAGACCCGCCACGACGATGGGGACAAAGCCGAGGGTCGTGCCGTCGCCGCCGTTGGCAAGGGCGACGGCGATCATGCCGACTCCGATGAGCAGGAGGATGATTGCGATGATGAACCAGACCATGATGTTTCCTTTCTCTGGTTTTCAAGGGTTGGTTCACCTCCCCTAAGCTGGATATCGCGTAACTACTAGCTATGAGAGGAGGTGAAGAATAATGACGTATCGACTCGTGTTTGAGACGACCGCCGATAAGCGACGGTTTGTCGATTTAGCGGGAGAAGAGTATCCGTCGAAGATTCTCGATGAATTGGAGAGCGCCGCCGCGTCGGGTGGCGTGGTTTCGGTTCGAGGTCGGGCTCTCGGTGTCCCCGAGGGGTCTCTTATCTATCTCAATCCGCGTGCCGCCCTGTGGTGGTCGCTGGTTGAGATCGACGACTGACTCCGGCATGGCGGCGGCGCGGACGGAACGATGTCCGCCGTGCCGTCGCCCGTTCATGCTGATTTCGTAATCGAACTGTTTGGCGATGGCATCTCGCGCGTCGATCAGGTCGCTTTCCGACTGGGGATAGCCGATGATGAGAACGATGCTTCCGAGCCCGTATCTCAGGACTTTGAAACCGTCCCCTTCTTCAATGCGGGTGCTGACGGTTCCCATCACTTCACCTCCTTGCCGGCGAGTTCGAGCGAGACAATGAGGGCACCCACGCAAAGAAGGGAGGTGATTACATGGCGCAATGGAATATCCGTTTTAACGACGAGCTGATCGGACCGTTCGACGACGCCGAAACGCAGGCGATCTCCCAGAAGCTCACCACGTCGACCAGGACGCAAGGAGGGGTCGTCTTCAGCGGCAAGCTCGCGGATTCCGGGAACGACGTAACTGCGTACTGGACGCCCGGATGCCCCATCAGCTTCGAACAGATCTGAGAACGGGCCGTGACCGCGCCCCTGCGCTTGCACAGCAGGGGCGTCTTCATGCAGTACCTCGCGTACAGCACTCTTAATCAGGATGAACAGCTGGGAATGGGAGCACACGAAGTCGTCCACGCTCATCGGTTCGTCATGGTTGTCCATCGTCGCTTCGCGGACGGCTTTTTTCATAGCGTCGTACTGCCCCGGAGCCTGCTCGATGAACTCATCGGCGGATTGAGGGATGAGGAACTTAACATCTTTCAGGCCACTCATTCCGCACCTCCTTCGCCGAGCGCTGGGATAGTGTTTTCGGTGGCGGGCGTGGGGGCGTTTTTGGTGAATTGTGGCGGCAGGAGTTCCGACGGGGATTCTCCGATGGCTTCGGCGAGCGCAAGGATGTCGTCGAGGTCGAAGCCTCGGTAGCCCTTGAGCTTGCTGTTGAGACTGGAGTAGGGCATGCCAGACTTCTCCGACACGAATCGCTTCGTCATGCCCTTAGATTTGATTAGATCATCTATTTTTTGACCTAACCATTTTCTTGTATCTGTTGTACTCATGTGAGTAACGATAGATAAGATTTCACTGCATGTCAAGCCGTGTCGTGCTCATTTGAGTAATGATATATTCGTTTTCTGTTTTTTGTATGTAGAAAAAGAGATACAATTTACTCATGAATGAAATTCAGAAGAACAGAAGCCATCGCTTTGCGCAGCTTGTGGGGCTGGAACTAAAGGCCGATTTCACACGTCACGAGGTCTCACAGACCAGCGTGGCCGATAGACTCGGTCATTCGCGCACCAGTTTTTCTAAGTGGCTGAACGCTAAGCCGTCAATGCCGATGGAAGCGCTCATCAACACCTGCGAACTACTCGGCGTAGACCCACGCGAAGTATTCAACGCAGCCTATCGACGACTCATAGAAGAAATGGGAGAATACAATCCTGCGTCTACTGGCGAGCGCTTTGTTGATGATAGACAATCCCCGGAAGCCGGTCATGAGGACATCGATATCGACGCTTGGGCCGACCGTATCAAGGCCGAGGACAAGGTTAACGTCGAGTGATTCATTCGACCGCGTTCAGATAGGAAAAGGGAAATGTCGAGGAAGAACCGCAAACCGATCTACACGCTTTCGCAGGACGAGGCGGAACGTCTCGTCGCCGAGGTGAAGAACTCGGTGGAGAAGCTGTTCGTCATGCCCGCGGCGGGAGAACGCAACGCCGAATTCCACGTGCTCGGCGACGACGGGGAGAAGTTCACCATAGCCGTGTTCAAGGGCGCGATCAACGCCGACCGCCACTCCATGTCCGCTCGAATCACACGGCTCGGCGTGCCCCTGCTGCGGCTATGCGTGAACGGCTCGACCCACACGAACCCCGACGGCGAGAGAATCAGCGGAACCCACTGGCACATCTACAAGGAAGGCGAGGACGACTGGAACGCCCAGACTGCGGACATCGAATCACCGGACTTCGTGAACGATACAATAAGGCTGTTGGACAGATTCAACGTCATCCGCAGACCGGACTTCCAGGAGAAACTGATATGAACGAGACCACCGCCACCGACGAGCTCATCGCGGAATACGGCGAATGGCTCAAACGCGAATCATCCGTGCGCAACGTCGGCGAATGGCGCGAGGTCACTTTGCCGTTCCTCGACCGCTCCAACGACGACCTTTGCTTCTACGTCCGCACCACCGACGGAGTCACCTCGTTCACCGACGACGGGTACACGATGGCGTCCTTCGACCTCAACGGCGTCACCATCACCGAATCGAGACGCGAGCGCATCAATCGTCTCGCCCTGCGTTTCGGCGCCATGGTCGGCGATGACGGGCAGATCACCCTGGAGACCGAAGGAAGCCGTCCGGACGCGATGAACCGTTTCGTGCAGGCGTTGACCGATATCGGCTCCATGCTGGAGACCTCGCAGAAGAGGGTGCTGTCCTATTTCGCCGATGATGTGGCGTTGAAGCTCGACTCATGCCAGGTGTTCTACACTCCGAACGTGGGCATTCGCGGCGTATCCAGCTACGAACACAGCTTCGACTTCCTGTTCCAGCGCAGCGCCAACCATCCGACCCGGTTCTGCCAGGCTCCGAACCGATTCGACAAGGACGCCGTGAAAGACATCATGTTCGGTTGGGATGACACGAAGAAGGATCCCAAGCGCAG